GTTCGTATTTGGAGTCAAACTCCTCGCGGGTGACCGACGCTTCGGAGTGGAAGTTCCCCCTACCCTTAGAGGAGTAGGAGATCACTGCCACCTCGGGACCAAGGTACTCGACTGTGATAGTCAGGGCTCCATTGGTGCGAACCGTGCCCCGGAAGATGTTCATCTCATGGACGATGGTGCCGACCTCGATCGGCTCGACGTTGCAGCAGTGCTTACAGCACATCAGCAGTCCTCCTCACCTTCCATGAGGCGGTGGGCGTAGTCGATGCCCTGCCAGTTGTCGACTCCCGCCGCCTCAAGGGCGGTGAGGAAGTTGTCACGCTCGACCAGCTGGTCATACTCGGACTGCTTGATCAGGATGTACTCTTCGTCGGCCATCAGTCATCCTCCCAACCGTCCGACGAAGTCGGACGTTCCGGGGCTGCGACTCCATCGCTAGCCCATGCGTTGATCTTGTCTTCCTTGTCGGTCCAGGGGCCGTCCCTGAAGAGTACCGGGACGTCGGCCGGTTGCTCCATCTCCTCGATCAGGCACAGCGCAGGCTGTGCCTTCATCTTGAAGGTGCCGTTCTTCGCCATCGGATCCTGAGGACCGAACCGGTTCTTCACCGTTGCGACGTCCAGAGTTCCAGCGTGAGCGTCACCCCAAAGAGTGAGAATGAGCGTCGGTAGCTGGTTAGCCTTGCCCATGATCGCGGAGCGAGGCGGAGGACTACCAGCCTTCGCTGATTCACTCGTATGATGAACAACGAGAATCGCCGTCTCTTGCTCACGGGCCATGTCCTTCAGCTCGGCCATGAGAGCCCAGTAGTTCTGCTCACCGGCGCCCTCGTAGTTGATGTCCATCATGATGTCGATCACCGTGAGGTGAGGGTACTCACCCTTCAGCTCGAAGAACGCATCAGCCTCACGTTCCATGTGTTCGAGCGTCGGGCTGGACATGAACGACCAGCGCACGAAGTCCATGTCTTTGAGCGTGTCGTGAGCAAGCTGCTTGTTGGTCATCACCCACAGCTCGGTCTCATCGGTGGCTGTGCCGGTCAGCATCGAGAGGGATCTCGATGCCATGGTGAAGTCGTCCGAGTCGGAGCTGTGGTACAACGTAGGAACGCCGATGTTCTTCACAGCGTTCAGAGTCATGACCGTCTTCATCGATCCGGGCGGACCAGCCACCATCGTGATGCTACCTCGACGGAGGTGCATCTTCTTCTCATCGAAGATAGGCCACGGGGAAGGTAGGGGTTCGCCTGCCGAGACTCCCCGCTTGACGGTACGTGCGAGCGTCTTCAATCCTCGTACACCCCCTGATTGATCAGCCAGTGGATCAGTTCGGCGGGAGCCCCCTCGGGCTCCCTGAAGCTCCTCAGCAGCTGGTCGATGACAGCCTGCCACTCCTCCCTTGTGGCGATGACCCCGATCTCGCCGCCAGTCCCGTACTGCTCAGCCTCCATCAGTCCTCCTGCTTGATGCCACCCTCGGGTAGCTCACGATCTGGATTGAACGGCATCACTTGCCGCCCTTCGTGTCCTTGAACCGCTTGGCCATCTCGTCGAGTTCCTTTTCCTGCTCCTCGGTCAGAGCCATGGGGGCACCTCCTTAGTGCGTGGACCCGAGGGGATTCGAACCCCTGTCCTGTCACCCTCCGCATGCGGTTTTGAGTGACAGTCGAAACCAGTCCGAGCCCTGGGTGGACCTGGCGGCCGTCACCGCCAGGTGTCTACGGAGTCTCCGTAGGATCATGCCAGGTCCACTGTTCAGCTGGCCTTGACGACCTTCATGCTGTGTTCCTTCTTGTTGCCGTTGCGCTTGTCCAGCTTCTTACCGAAGATGTCACCCTCATCGAGAGAGCCAGCCTCGGAGACCGCAGCCTTGAAGGCCTCACGCTCGTTGGCCGAGCCGGTCGCGGTGATCCGCGCCTCGGTCAGGTCGGCAGGCTTGCCCTCCCACTCACCGACGACGTCCTTCAGGTGGATCTCGATCTGGTGGACCGGGTTCAGGCCAGCACGCTCAGCCTCGTCCTTCGGCACACCCTTCGGCTTGCCGTCAACCCAAAACTTCTGGAGTCCCGGCTTGTTGTTGGCCGCGTCCCAGTCGGTGACGATAGCCTCGGTGTCGATCTTGGTGACGACACCCTTGATGAACTCGCCTGCGTTCTTCAGGTTGATGAACTTCGGGCCGTAGTTCTTGCCGCCGCCGAGCAGCTCGTTCAGTGTAGGCACTTAGTTTCTCCTTGTGTTTGTTGTGATTTCTGGTACTGGCTGGTAACTTACCAGCCTTCGTCGATCACCGGCTTGGTGGCCGGTGCCGCACTCCCATTCTCCCACGGCTTGGGCTTGGCGTCAACCTTGGCTTCCCAGGGCGCAGAGGACTCCTGCCCGTCGACCTCTGTGACGCCGCCCAGGCCCTCGTCAAGGTACCGCTGGGCCTGCTCCTCGGTGACGCCCTGCTGAGGCTCACCGCGCTCGGCTACGTCCAGCGTAGCACCCTTCTTGAACCCCTGGGTGAACACGTTGAGGTACACCGCCGAAGCGATACCCACGTCGTACGCGTCCGCCAGGGACGCGAGCCCCAGCTCTTCGGGCGTAGCCCGCACCTTCACGTTTCCGTACTGCACGGTCGGAAGGGTGATCTCGATCTCAGCCACGCTGGACCTCCGCGTTGTATTCGTAGCCCTCGTTCCAGAAGTACTGCTCGCCCCACTCGTCGAGAAGATCACCCTTCTCCTGGTCGGACAGCCCGTCCCACTCCTCGTCGGTGTAGCCGTAGTCGCTCAGGTCGACCAGCTCGGTCGAGCTGCTCCCCACATAAGGGCCGGTGGCAAACAGCTCCACCTTGTAGGTCTCAGCCATTCTGCATGTCCTCCTCGTCTACGCAATCGTAGCACTCCCACTCGCCAGACTCGGAGTTGAAGTACTGAGTATCCCCGTGGATCTCACACTCAGGTACGTCGTCGTACTTAACGTTCCAGTAGTCGTCGTCCTCTCGGCTGCCCATCAGACGTCAGCCCTGATCGCTTCGACGTGCTCAGAAAGGGTAGCCATCTTCCTCGCTCCTGTCGTAGTACATCGCTCGCTCCGTCAGGCCCTTGTTGACCAGGCAGTTGTCTTGCATGAAGCAGAACCGGCAGTCGAAGCCAGCCTTCGCTTCGTAGTGCTTGCCCTGCATCCTTTCTACCACAGCCTGGTACTTCCTGCCAACCTCTGCGGGGTCGACCTTCGAGAGGTCGACGTACCTAGTGTTGGGTGCGCCAGGGGCCAGCATGACATACCTGCCCTTGAATGGCAAGCTGCCATGCTCAGTGAACGGGTGGTCATTCCCGCCCTCGGCGGGAACCTTCAGCAGTGCTGCGTACGTCTCAAGCTGGAAGTTACCCGGCTTGGTGCTGCCGGTCTTCCAGTCGATGATGACCGGACCCTTCTTGGGGTGCTCGCCGACGATGTCGACGAACGCCTTCACCGGAACCGAAAGCCCTGGAAGCCTGCCTGAGGCGTCGTACTCGACCTCCCATACGTCGATGTCCCCCAGCTCCTGAACGGCCTTCTCAAAGCACTCCTGCGTCCTCTGAAGGGCCTTCTCGTGGGTGATGGGGGCGGCCTCGGGGCCGCCTGCCAACCACTTGGAGAGATCGGGTTCGATCTGCATCTGCTTGGTGATCAGCGGGTAGAAGTAGTCCTCGACTTTGATGCTGTCACGCCCTGCGAAGGAGACCTCAGGGTTGACCCAGTCTTCGATCATGTTGTGCACAGCACTGCCTATCGGGATGTACCAGGTCTGCTTTTCCTCGGCCTGCCTGACCTTGCCGAGGTACCAGGCGCGAGGGCACTTGTACGTGTTGTACTGCGAGTAACTGATGTGAGGTAGCATACTCACAGTCTATCAGCTCGACTTGGCAAACCGGGCCTTGTTGCGCTTCTCATACCCCTCCTTCTGGCAATCGATGCAACGACGTCCACCGTCGTTGTGGATCTTCCAGTTGTTGTGACCTCGCTGGCACTCCTCCGGCGGAGGCTTCTTTCTGCCCGGAGCAGCACTGCCCGTGACGAACACAGGCAGCTTGTAGCCAGGTCTCTTTGAGTCCCAGAAGAGGCCCTCTGGGGGCCTGCCACCACGGACAGTCCAGTACCTGTCGAGCTCACTGGCGTCCTTCAGGCACTCATCCTTGACGGGGCAGCCTGCACACACCTTCAGCCCCTTAGACATGAGTTCGTGCTGCGCTTCCAGCGCTGCACCCTTGATGTCCCCTGCTGCATCCGAGAGTTCGAACCACTCAGCGGGGGAAGCAGCACACAACGCCTCGTCAGTAAAGCTTCGATACGGCACGGCCGACCCCGAGGGAGGCCGGTACAGAGCTACCTCTGGTCCGTTGTAGCTCATGTCGGCTCTAGAGCTCTCGCCGTTCCTTACACTCACTTCTCCCCGCTCTCTAGGTCCCCCCTTAGGGGGACCCTAGACTAGTACTACTAGTTACTCTCTAGTGAGCTAGTGGGAGTACCTTGAACGCCCGGCCTGGGGGCCGTTCGTTCGTTCTCCTGGTTGCTCTTACGTTAGAGGAAACAATCCGATCATGGTGATTGATTCCCGGATCTCCCAGAAAAATTCTGGGAAGTTTTTGTGACCTGCGTCACACCTACTGTGTCCGGCTTGTCTGCTATGATAGTGACATGGCCAAGACTAAGTCAACCCTCATCATCCCCGACATCCAGTACCCCTACCACGACAGCTTGCTTCTCAGTAAGCTGATCAAGGTGGCCAAGGATCACCAGCCGGACCAGATCGTTCAGATCGGGGACGGAATCGACTTCCCTCAGGTCTCTCAATGGTCCAAGGGTACCGCAGGAGAGTACGCAGACACCCTACAGGAGCACATAAACGGCTACCAGGGGGAGTTTCTTACGCCGCTCAGGGATGCGGCTGCCAACGCCAAGGTCGTGTGGCTGGAGGGCAACCACGACCTTCGACTCCGGGAGTTCGTCCGGAAGTACGCGGCGCCACTGGCGCCACTGAAGGCCCTTGAAGTAAGCAGTCTGTTTGCCCTTCAGGACTTCGATGTCAGCTACGAACGTGGTCCGCTCCGCATCGCCACCAACACCCTTGCTATACATGGCCACGAGAGTGGCGGGTACTGCGCCTCGGCTTCCGCTTGGGACGCCAAGTTTGCCAAGAGGTACGGCAGCGACAAGAACTTTGTGTTTGGGCACACTCACCAGCCTTTCATCCAGTCTCGTGCGTTCGGGTATGCGGGCAAGGTCTCCCCGCGTTTCACTATGAACGTGGGAAGCATCATGGATCCGGTGGCTGCGACGTACGTCAAGGACGGAGCCGTCTCCTGGGTGCCCTCGTTCGCGTGGATCGAGGACGACGGGAAGAGAGTCTGGCCGGAACTTGTTCTATTCAATGACCGGCTCGCATACTTCAAGGGAGAGCGCATCTGATGCCTAGCAAGTACGTGCCCAAGGTCTGCAAGAACTGCGGCGGACCCAAGCATTTCGGTGGCGGGCGTCAGCTCTGTGACGAGTGCTCCGCTCACTGCGTTGAACATGTGAGGTTCACGACTGCATGCAAGGCATGCCAGACCAGGCAGAGTGTGCGCTCAACTCGCATGAAGGAGTACGGGCTTACTCTTGCAGAGGTCATCGAGCTTGAGCAGATCGGGGAGTGTCAGGTCTGTGGCTCAACTTACAAGCTATGCGTGGACCACTGCCACGACACGGGCAGGGTTCGAGGGATATTGTGCTGGCACTGCAACGTTGCACTAGGTAACGTGCGAGACAATCCAGACACGCTGCGCAAGCTCGCCGATTACTTGGAGGTATGAAGATGTTGGACTGGACTCGACTGACACCCGCCGTCAAGCGTGCGGCGGGCATCGCTAAGGCCAATTTCCCTGCACACCACTCCGCCGACGACGTCGAGCAGGAGATCTGGGTGTGGATCATGCAGAACAAGAACACCGTCACCAGAATCCTCACCGAGGAGAACTACGAGGCTACGCTTAACACGTACCTCGTGCGTGCCGGGCAGAGTGCACTCAAGACTGAGGACGCCCAGGTCTACGGCTACGATGAGGAGGATGTGTTCCATTTCTCGCTTGAGCTGATCAAGAGCATCCTGGAAGTCGTGTTCGAACACGAGGACTGGCAATCGTTCGCGCAGGCTGCGTCGGACGGTATGCCCCGAGCTAAGTCGGAGCCTGCTACGTCCGGCAACAACCTCGCCAGCTATGCCGATGTCTCTCGCGCCATCACGGCGCTCCCAGAAGATCAGTACAACGTCCTGGTCTGGCGATACAAGTACCACTACACCTTCACCCAGATAGGGATGGATGCAGGCATCACCAAGCAGGCCGCTGCGGACCGCCACAGGGCCGCTGTGAGCGCCATCCAGCAGTTCCTCGGGAAGAGGGACCTGTCGGACTACCGCCGTGGCTACAGCGGGCGCACAGAGGCTCGTGGCAACGCCTCCGGTCGCGTTCAGACGGAGCGCGACTATGAAGGGTGACGCTCTCGCGTCACGCCACGAAGGCTGATAGGTGGACCGGACGGGAATCGAACCCGCCTACCTACGTTCAATACGCGCTCAGCCACTGAGCTACCGGCCCTTGGGAGCCCGGCCTTTCGGCCGGGCTTTCTTGCATGTCAGTCAGACCTCATCATGAAGATCACGAGTGCGACGATGAACACCCATGCGATGAACGTCTCCAGAGTCTTCATCCGACCAGCCAGCCGATCACGAACGTGGCGAGCTGGACGTGCCAGAATCGGATGACGTACCGCTTCCCGGAGTCGTCATCGTTGATCGTGATGAACTCGGACCGCAGGGACTCAAGAATGTGGCGCATCGTCTTCCTCTTCCGATAGTATCTCGTTGACGATGTCGGTGATCCGACACGCCAGGTCCTTCCAGTACTGACCCCAGAGGTACACGCCCACCAGGGTTACGCACAGGAGGATGGTTACCATCCGCCCTCCAGTCCCTTCACCTCACGCTTGTAGTACTGCTTGAGGCTACCGTTGCTGTCGACCGTTAGACGGCCGTCGGTTCCGCGCAAAAGCACGGACTGTGGTGCTGTAGCGATGACCTCGAAGGAGTGCTGGCGCTGGTGCTGAGACATCACGTCCCCCGCGTTCCAGTCCGGATTGCTCCACTCCTCTGCTATCTCCGCATCCGTTAGCTCCACCATCTTTCCGTCGCGTCTCCGCTTCGGTCGATACTCCTCGCAGTACTCCAGCAAGGGCCCCGTCAAGGGCCCTAGCCAGCCGTAGGAGTCGGTTTCGCCAACGATCCATGCCTTTCCCTCACCCTCCCAGACATAGCGCCTCACCTTGCCGTCTAGCGGCGTCTTGAAGAGCATGCCTAGCCTGGCGGGGGAAGCAGGGGACTTCAGTCCCCGCGTCAGGAGAGCATGGTAGCCCTCCACGACTTGCTTAGCGATCTCTTCAAGTGATCGGCCATCGTTCTCCTCAAGATCGAGGAGTGCCGCCACCGCAGAGACCTGTGCAGCCTTGGTGGGTACCGCCATAGTCCTCCCTTCGATCCCCGCTGTGCTGCGGGCAGGCCAACAGGTGGGTGAACAACTAGCTCGGGTTGACAAGACCCTCAAACGCTAGGCCGGTACTTATTTTTCCCGGACCCACCTGTCGACTTGTCCGCCCACCTCCGAAGAGGTGGGTCGGGGGATCAGATCTCTTCTACGGTCACCGTGACCTTGAAGAGTTGCCCACTGTAGTAGGTGGGCCGATCTTCCTCCACGTGCTGAAGATCGCTCGACAGGTAGCCGAGGATGTCAGCGGCGTCAGAGCTGTATGCGGTGTAGTATCCCACGCCTTCGGCCCTCTTGTTCGCTTCGGTCTGAAGTGGCATCAGTCCTCCTTGAGGGGCTTGGACACGTCGATCAGACCATCCTTGAGAGCCGAGACCGTAGTCTCGTGCTCGCTCTTCAGCAGGTCCCAGTCGTCATGAGTCTTGGCGTACCGGATTGCAGCAGCCTGCTCCTCTCTCGGCTTGTTGCCGACGTCGCCGATGGTGCCGTCGGGTCCAACGTAGAAGATCGAGGTCTCCCATCGCGGGGGGACGTCGTCCTTCTTTATCATGCCCAGCACCAGCTTGAGGAGGAACGCCGGAGTCTCGAAGACAGGGTTGTCATCGGTGATCACAACGTAGTCGTCCAAGTAGGTGATGAACCGGACGTACTTGTCATCCTCCCGGACGTACTCCTCGTCCACGCGGTGGTGGACGGCGCACTCCTCACCCTGAGGGCACTGCTCAGCCTGGATAGCCTTGGCAGCCTCCTCAAGGATCCTCTCGGCCTCACGCTCGGCAGAGTTGTCAGTCACAATTCCTCCTAGCCGACACCACTGCGATGCCGGGACTACGGCCACCCGAAGGTGGCCGCACTCCGTGGTCACACTGGATCAGTTCTCTTTGTAGCAAACGCGGACGACTCCGGCACGCTTGACGGTGCGGTGGGATGCATACTCATACGAGTATACACGAACAGCATCGAACTTGGCAAGGCGGTTCTTCGCGAACTTGATGGTCTGGCTACGCATAGCAGTCGTTCTCCCTCTCCCAACCCTCCCAGCGAACGGATTCCTGTTCGTCCAGGAGCCCGCCAAGCGCACGCTGGCTCTTGAGAAGCCAGACGTCCTCGCAGGTGGCTGAGCAGATGAGCGCCTCAGACTTCCCCATGCTCGCCTTGCAGACGATGCATTCGGAGTCATCACTCCAGCGTCCTTGGTCGTCCCAATCCTTGAAAGCCATCTCTTGCTCCTTACGGCGAGCCACCCCTGATGGGTGGCTCCGTGGGTGCTCAGGACTCGAACCTGAGTGTATGCCGTTCACCCCGAGAGGGCTACGCCCTCAGCAGCCGAAGTCGACGGGCACAAGGTACCCGTCCTCGTCCACCATGGCGTTCTCGTCGTGCAGGTCACCGAGGTTGAACTTGATCTCGATCTCGCTCAGCAGCTCGTAGTAGTCCCCGAAGGGGCCGTCACTCTTGCCAGAGTCGTACAGGGTCTCACCCCTGACTAGTTCCACCGCGATGACAACATCATCGTTGGGGTAGTACGGGGTGAACTTGGGCAGGCGGCACCCTTCTGGCACTCCCCGCTCCCAAGCTGTCTTCAGGTTGTTGATTTCCTCACACGACTGGTAGTCATCCTCGCAGTGCCCCACCTTGTAGGCGACCCCCTCAGGGGAGCGCCACACGCTGCGGAACGATCCTGTAGCGATGTACTCCCAACCCTCCGGTGCATCACCACGGGTGACGCAAGAGGGGCGGCCGTACACGTTCGGGTGAGAACGCACCCAATACAGGATCGTCTGGGCGTCGTGCTCGTTGCCGATGTTGTGCATGTTGTTACTTCCCCTCAGCGTCGTCGAGGTTGCGCAGAGCGCGTTCGAGGATCTTGAGGAGGACCTGAAGAGTCCTGTCCTCAACCTCGTACCCGTGTCTGTACCACAGGTTGCGCTCCTCCGACTCAGCTTCCTTGATGAGGAGTTGCAGCAGTTCACGCATGATCGCTGTCCTTTTGTTGTCCGATCCTGTAAGTACTGCGCGGGTGCTCTGGACTCGAACCAGAGTGTATGCCGTTCACCCTTGGGCGTCAATCACCCAGGTCGATCGGGACGACCAGCTTTCGTGCCTCGTCTACGGCCACGTTGGCGTGGTGCGCGTCCCCTAGCTGCATGGTCCACGCAAGCGAGGACCAGGTGGCGATGAGCTCGTGACGGTCATCACCCTCATACTTATTGAGGGTTGGTCCGACCATGTCCATCGCGTTGACCGTGTCCTCCCCCTCGATGCGGAAATTGCACATCAGCGGGAAGCGGGCACCCTTGGGCATACGGTACGCGATGCGGAGGTTGTTGTACTTTCGGTACTCCCCCTCGTTGGTCTGGTAAGAGTAGCCCCCAGAGAGCTGCACCTTGTACACCACCCCGTCCGGAGACAAGTAGGCGATACGGTAGCAGCCTTCACCGAGGCGCGTCCAGCCTTCCGGGGCGATTCGGGGGGTGCCAAACTTCCCGAACAAGTTCTGCTGTTGGCGGACCCAGTCACGGATGAACGTAGCGTAGCCACGGTTACCGATCATGAATAACTCCTGAGAGCCGAGTAGGATCAGACTTTCTGATCCAGCGGGTGCCGGGGTCTCGAACCCCGGTGACTGCCGGTCACCCTGAGAGCGTCAGCGGCGGCGAGAACCGCCGCTCGACTTGAACCCACTCCCGCCACTCTTGCGGAACGAAAAGCCTCCGCCCGACCTGGGGGCAGGCTTCACCTTCACCCCAGGTGCACCCTTGCGGGGCGCCACATAGACCTTGGAATGCCGGTCGTACTTGGGGTAGTAGTGGTAGTGGTGATGCGTGTCGTAGTAGCCGTAGTGGGTGGTCTGCGGGTAGTAGTAGGAGTCCCCACCACCACTCTTGTCACAGGCCACTACGCCCACCAGGATGAACAGGATGACCAGAAACCCTCCGATGATCACGGAGAGCCCCAACGCATCCTCGCTCTTACGCATGATGTCCTCATTCCCAGGATCGAACACTTGTCGATCCCGTGGGTGTCAAGGACTCGAACCTTGATGTATGCCGTTCACCCTGTCTTGACGCGTAGTGTCAAGCCCTGTCACACCTCGTCTTCCAGGAGGCCCGGGACCTCCAAACGCATGTAGACCACATCCGGACCACCTTCGGTCCAGTTGGGCTCACGCATCCATTCGACGAACCCGAACTGCTTGTAGAAGCCAGGCAGGAATCCGTCAAAACAGCTCAGCTTGCTGGCGCCATCCAGGAGGATAGCCTCGCTGACCAGCTTCTCTCCCCTACCCTTGACGAGTGAGAAGACGCCGATCAGCTCACCCTGACGGGTGACGCCGTAGCCGGACTTGCAGTCGCCAGAGAGGTAGTATTCAGCGTCCTCGCTGAGCAGCTCCTGGGCAGGGGTGGTCGCTGACTTGATTCGCTCCGACTCATCCTGCGCCAGCGCCAGCGCATCAAAATACGCAGCGGGGGATACGGGGCACGTGGTAGCTTCCATCGGTCCTCCTGTAGGCCGCCCCCGCTTGAGCGGGGGATAGAGGCGCTCAGGCTTACGCCTGAAGCCAGTGGGTGCCCAGGACTCGCACCTGAGAGTGTGCTGCTCACCCTACACCGTGAGCCTCCGCTCACGCCCACATGTAGCCTGTCTTGCAGAACCGCTCTTCTTCGAACCGCGGCCCATCCTCGCCGCGGTCACAGTACATGTACTGCCCCACCAGGGTGGGGAAGTGGTCGAACTCGTAGCCAGCCTGGTGGATCTTTTCGATCACCCGCTGACGAGTGCGACCGGACGACACGAAGTCATCCACGAAGATCCACCGGTCACCCATCTCGCCGAGGAGCCGACCACGACCGTGGTGCGAGTCGTCCGTCTCCTTTCGGATGAGGACGAAGTTCTTGCCCATGGCGAGAGCGAGGGAGGGGATGACGATGCCGCCTGAGAAGCCAGTGCCAACGATGGTGTCGAAATCGACGTGCTCCAGGTTGGCCTTGGCGGTCTCGATCACCTCAGCAAGGTTGAAGACAGCTTGGTCCATGTAGTACGTACGG